GATTATAATGGCAATTATAGCTGGTTTTATGATATTTAATGATATCAAAGACAAACGTGTCAAAGAAGCAATTGAAGCTCGCATAACTAAAGAAATAGAGTTAAAACAAGCTAAAAAAGAAGATACTCCAGCCGCAACTTGAAAAACTAAATCATATGATGTCTCTAAAGAACAAAGGCATCCTATTCCTGCAATTAAAAATAATATTACTCCAACACCCTTTACTTGTTCAACCCAAATTATCCAAGCAATAAAATTATAACCTCCAGTATAATCTTCATTACTTACAGATTCATCTAATTGTTGTTTTGTTCTTTTTTTAAAACTTATCATTTGTATAATTTTTCATTAATTTTATCTTCTCTTTTTATTACATATTGCTCACGCAATCTAAGAAAATTTCCTAAATTATTATCTATTAAGTAATATAAAAAATCATATTCTCCAATAGATCCTTGTGGATAAACTAATTCATTTTTAGCATTTAAAACACCAACAGCATCAGCTCCTGTTTGAGGATGTACCATTTGATCGTTTTCTGCATATAAATATACTATCCCATCCAACTTAGGTTGTGGTTTGCCTTTATAATCATGTAAAATATAAAGTGACATTACTACTCTATTATTGTCATCTTCAACATTTGTTGAAACTATCCTTACTTTTCTTGACACTTCTTTCAAGTCAGGATGAGCTGAAATAGTGATTAAAGGTGTTACTGTTGCCATTTTTTTTATTTATTTTTTATAGTTTAACCCATACGCTATTTTTAAACTTATATCCATTTTTTATTCTATATGAATAAGTCGACCTATCCACTTTTTGATCAACACAAGCTTGTCTTATAGAATCATATAAAATACCATTAAGCAACACTTGTTGTCCTAACTTTTTTCTTATAATTGCTTTAGTTTTTTCACTTGTTACCTTCCCAAAAGAGTGGCTTTTTTCTCCATAATAAGCTTTCATCCTATCTATTGATTCTTGACGATGTTTTCGCCCTTTCATTGCACCTACTTTACCATACATTGGATTGTTTTTTCCGCTAACATTTGGGCGATTCCTTCTCATTTTAATTTTAGTTTCATCAGAATGAGTGTATCCATCGCACCCGTCTCCACCTTTACTTATATTTACTAAATCAATATTCCAACTTTTAAATAGTTCAATATACCATCTTTCCCAAAACTGCCAATTACTTTTTTCTACCTCGTCAAGAATTAATAGAGATACATCTTTGTTTTTATTCATCCATCTATTAAGATGCGGATTCTTATAAGCACTTTTACACCTATGAACACTAAATCTTTTTTTAGGATAATCTGACTTTCCAATGTATCTTATACCATCAGATTCAGACTCAAGTCCATATATATAAGTTATATTACTCATCAATTATTTAATTTTTCCCAGTTCCCTGCAACATGCCCCCAAAAACCAACGCTTGTAAATGTTCCATTTGTATTTGTAACATATAACAACATTCCATTAGCAGGAGTTATAGCACTTGCTTGTGTTGCTGTCATTCTCATTAATAATAATGCTTGAGTTGTACTTGATAATTCCATTATAGCTTGGGAACTAGGAGTTAATGTTCCTATTCCAACATTTCCTCCATCAGTTACTATTGCATAATTATTAGTAGCACCATTAGCTTTAAAGTAGCCAGCTATTGCATTTGTTACTCCACTAGATATATCACACCATCCAAATAATCCATAAGCAGTACTTCCTGCTGACGTTGAATTATTATATCCAGTAATTGCTGAATTAGAAGACCCATTAGAAGATGTATTCTGTCCATATACAGCTCTTGTTCCAGCACTAGGAACAACACTTGCTCCTGAATTTATAATTCCATAAACTCCATAAGAAGCAAGTACTCCATTTCTCCCTTCTCCGAAAACACCTGCATTACTATATCCTGAAACTATAGATTTTCCTCTAACTCCATATGAGGCTGTTGTTCCACTTCCTACATAAGCACAAGATGAAATTCCTTCTACACCAACATTACTTGTATCTACAGGTGAAGAGGATGTAACACTAAATCCTATTCCATTATTTGTTAAGTTCGTTGCTGTTATAAAGCCACCATATGCATCACCAGAAACACTAGTAATATTTAAAATAGAATTTGATGAAATAGCAGTATTAACTCCTACTCTATCTGAAAATTCAAATCCGGCACCTGCTCCTACTGCATTAAAAACAACATTTCCTGTAGAACTAACTGTAGTAGAGTAATAATTTGAAACATCATATCCAATTCTAACCTGTTCTGTTGTTCCTACAAAATGTCCATATGCTACAGGAGAAATTCCAATTCCAAATTTACCATTTGCTAATAAATATCCTTTTACTGATGTCCCTCCTGAATAAAACCTAATATCTCCAGATGCACTAGCAGCTACTATAGACAATCCTCCGTCACCTGTAGAAGACAAAGATCCTCCAGCAGCAAACTTATAATTAGCTGTCGTAAAATTAACGCCAAACATTTCCATAGATACTGCACGCGTGCCATCTGATAGCCTATATGTTGCCGCTGCTACCACACCAGCATTGGGATTTGAAGTATTAGTTACTGTATTTCCGTTTTGGTCTTTATGTATATCAAAAAACGTTGTCGCTGTCCTACCAACACCAACATTTCCAGTAGACCCTATACGCATCCGCTCTAATCCGTTTGTAATAATAGGTAAATCATAATTATCTAATGTTCCAATTGTTTTTAACGCACCGTTCGTATTTCCATCTAAAGACCATGAAACAGAAGATGATACATCAGTCCATGTTGTTAAGTTAGACTCTAATCTCCACACTTTTAATGAGTCTTGTGTAAAGACTTGCATTCCAAATCTTCTTCTTGCTGCTGGAATAGCATCTCTCTCCGTATTATTAGCAACACTTCTATACCCATCCATGCCATATAAGGCATCGTGTGACGGATATGTATCTGTTGAATCCGATGGAGCAACAAATCCTGTAACTAAAACGGAACCTGGGATAACTGCCATTTCTTAACTTATTGCAATTGATATTGCTCCCACTATTGGGAAAAAGCTTCTGTGAACATTATATGTAATTGAATTAATTGTAACCGTATATACTGTATTCATTGGCACATTTAATCCGTTTAATGTATTTATAAACGATGTTGCTGTCCCAAAAACTAATGGGTAGCTTATATATTTATAGTTGTTTGCATCACACAAATAAGTGTCTGCAAAGCCTAATTTTTGTTGATTATTTTGTAATGCAGATATTCCAGCGTTTGTTAATGCAGTAGATGCATCACTCCCCCAATAAACATCTTTATATCCAGATGGTGCCGGGATAACTGGCGAACTTACTTCTGATTTATCATCAGAGCAGTCTTCTGTTATATCGTCTTGGCAGCAACCCATTATTTTTGCATCATTATTAAAACACCTGTAACTGTTGCTGATGCATCTAATATAATTGGATCAACCATATCTCTTGTTCCGCTTTTATCTCTACTATCCTTTGAGAAAGAAACTGTATTTCCTTTAGGAAAAGAAACTCCATCAATCGTTGGATCGGCAGATGCTGTTGATGGACAACTTAAAGCAATTGATACAACATTTGTATCTTTTGCATGAATTATAGAAGGGGTTGTTAATGCTGCTATATTAACTGTAAAGGCTTGTGACAAAATAGCTTTAGTATCACTATCTACTGCTACAACATAACGAATTTCATTTTGAGATTCATCCACCAACCAAGAACCTCTAGGCATCTCAGTAGTAAATAAAGTTCCTGTGCCAATAACAAATGCTCCGGCAGTTGAAATTGTGCCTGTTCCATTAGCATTATATGGTATTGTACGCTTATCAGTTATTAGGTTATAAACTGTATTTTTGTAATTTGCCATAGCTCTATTTTTAAGTTAAACAAATCTATTAAAATATGAATATCATTTATAAATTACCCTAAAATTTTAGTAGTTATCTATTTCTATTAAAATCGTACCCCTCTTTTTATATTGTTCTTTCTCTTTTGCAAATGGACTTATTATAGTTCTTACAGCCTCTGATTCAGAATACCCCTTATCCATCTTTATTTTAATCTTTTTATAATAATCATCAATTTCCTTTTGACTTATCCCAACTTTTTCTCCATATAAATCCAATTTAGCTTTTTTAAATGCTTCATTAAACAATCTATTCATTTTTTCTTTAAACTCGTCATTATCTAATGTGTTTAAGTAGTCATACGTTGTCATTTTTGACTCTTCTGTAACAATAGGAGGTTCATCTGAATCATGTCTTAATTGAAATACGTTTTCGCTATCTAAAGCCTCTTTAACCAGTTTCCCTCTTTTTACATTTAATCCATTAAGCTCTTTCTTACTTATATCTATTTCTTTACCACCTATATAAAGTTTCTTATCGTCCTCATATTTAGGCATATATTTATGATCGGAAGTTAATTTATAATATTTACTCTTGTCAGAAATCTCCGCCAATAAACCTCTATCTCCAACTGGAACCAATGGAATATCAAAAGTTTCTTTTACTGGTTGTCCGAAATGGTCAGTTCTTGTTTCCATAGCATAAGTAGCAAATGGAATATCCCTGTAAGCATTTTCATACCAATCAATAGGACGTTTATCAGTATCACCCATTACAGCGTTTGTTGTATTTGTAACATACTTTACTGCACCACTATAAGGGATTAACCCACTTGTCATTTTAGCTAAAGTAGAGCCTAATTTTTCAACACTAGATTTACTTGCATCTTTAACTCCTTCAAATATACCAGCCACCCCTTGCATAGCAGATTGGTCAGAAATAAATGCCAAATAATTATAAGCCATATCCGCGGTACTTGCTAATGCTCCTTCATTTTTACCATACACTTTATAATCTCTAATATATCCTGCTGGAAGGAATACTGCTGCTAATGGAGTTGTTTTGTAGCTTAAAACTTTTTTTCCTTTTATATAAACAGTGTATGGCTCTAATTTACCTCCTCTTGTTATACCCTTATTATCTGTATAATTACCAGTTTGTTCTCCTGTGATAACTAAATCATCATCATCATCATCTCCATTCAATAAAGCCATAGCAGCCATTGCTAAAGTATAATTAATAGACTTTAATAATAACTCCTGTTTTTGATCAGCAGTTAATTCTGTTACATTTCCACCAAATAAACTAGATCCCTCCTTACCCCTCAATACTTTTGCTAGTCCTACAGGTGTTTTATCTATTAGTTTTTGAGTGACATTAAGAGGAACATTAATAAATGGAACAACAAATTTCGTAAACCATAATTTATTATTTGCCACCTTAATTAAATCAGATATAGTTCCATAAATCCCTGTTGGTTTATTAGTTAAAACAGAGCGTTTAGCCCAATCCATAACTTCGTCTTTCTTTGCCTTTAATTCTTCTGGCATAGATAACTCCATCAACTCAAACTCACGAATTTTTTTTATATTTTCTATTTGTGGAACTTTAGCCCAATTCTCACCATAAAATTTCTCTATCTCCTTTTGAGCTTTTTCTCTTGCTACGATTTTACGTTCCTCAGTATTACCTATCAACTCATTTACTTTGGCATTCACCTCATCAAAAGAAGCTCCGGGGAATTGCTTTTTAACAATCTCTCTTGCCTGTTCTTCTAGCTTTAAGTTATAAGCTCTCTGAGTAGATTGAATATCCGCAGCTCTTAATCCTCTTCCGGGAATAGTAAACGCTTTGTATGGGATAAGTTTGAATAATTTACCTCCTGATCGCTCCAATATACTTTGAGCCATTACATTATCAAATCTACTTCCTTTGCCTGTCCAAAAAGCTCGTCTCGCTTCTGCTGTCTTTTCTTTTGATTTTTCAGTAAAAGGCAAATTGATACGTTTAAACATATCAGCGAATATTTTTGCAGCTTCTTTTACATCTCCTTTAGTTAAAGCTTTTTCAGCTAACAATAATGGATTCAAAATTCTAGTTTGAATCATATTATACTGAGCATTCCTTAAATGTGTTGCTGGGCTACTAAGAATATTAGCATACCACATAGCATCTAATTTTGATGCTCCAGAAGCCAATTTAGTAGTATATGCTAGGTTAGCTAAATAATTAAGCATCTCCTCATTAACTTCTCTCCACATAATAGAACCTTCTTCTGCCTTAGCCATTTTATCAGCAAAGCCTTTTAACTTAGCTTGGACCTCTTTTGTATTAGGATTTACAATACCAAGTTTCTCGTAAAATAAAGATTCGAAAGTATTACCTTCTTTATTTTTACCTCCCTCAAATACACCAGCGTTATATTGGTCAATTATCTTTTCATGTAAAGTTTTTCTTTTTGTTTCAGACTCTAAACGCTTTTTAGGGAAATATTTATTAAGTATTTTCTCTTGCTCTTTTACTAAATCGTTTTTAAATTTTTCTTTAGGAATCTTAACTTCCTTCTTAGATTCCGATACAGCAAAAGGTATTTCTTTTTCAAATACTTTAGTTAATTTTTGAGTTAACTCTTTTTCGTCAAAGTCAGTAAACTTTTCCTTGATATAATCAACCCCAGCTTGAATAGCATTAGCTAATCCCATACCACCTTTAATAGCTAAACGAATAGTATTTACAGCACCAATAAGCACGGGAGGAGGAATGATTGAAGCAAATGTCCCCCCTTTGATTTGTGCTATTATATCATCTGCCACTTTATCTACCTTTGCGATAGCTTCTTTACCAAAAAGCTTTTCCCCTATTTTATTAAACTCTTCATTAACTCCTTTTTCTACTTCTTTATCGAAATTATCTTTAAGTTTAGCAAACTCCTTTTCTACATTTTTAATATTTTCAATTGTAACAACTTTATCTTTTAATATCTTTTCATTACGAGAATTTAACTTTTTCGTTTCTCTTCTTGCGATAATATCTGGATGATTTTTATAATACTCTCCAATAGCAGAAATGAATCTACCATAATCTTCTGAATAAGAATCCGCTAACATACCAACTTCGGATCCTAATTCAGCATATCGTTCCTTCTCTTCCGTAGTTTTTGCTTCTTCAATCATTTTAGAATAATGGTCAATAGCTGCCCCAAATACAAAAAACTTAACACTTCCCTTTAGCTCTTTATCAGCTAATTGCACAGCCTCTTCTACCCCTCTTTCTTTTATTAGGTAGTTCGCTATATCCTTTGCTTCCGCATGAGAGAATGTATCAGATCTAAGTCCAATCTCTTTTATTTTTTCCTTAATTTCTTTTGAAATTCCTTTAGCTTCTGATAACTCTGTGGCTAATGCACGTACACGTTCTCCTGCTGGCAAACTTGGCTTTTTACCATCATTTACAACCTTTTCTTTAGGCATAAACTCTCCAATAGAATCAACTATTTCTTTCTCTATATTCTTTCTTCCTTTTTCTGAAAGTCCTTTATAATACTCTGATTGTTTAAATGACTCAATAGCCTTGATTGTAGCATCTGCAATAGTTCCCCCAGCTTCTACAATTAGTGCGGCTGCTTCATGCGCTACCTTCCATGCTTCTCTTAATAATGGAACGGCAGACATAGCTTTATCGTCAAAAAATCTACCACTCTCACGAATAGACTTCGCCACCATAGCAGATTTCTCCTTAATAGACTTTTCTTTTTCTTGTAAAATGTTCTCTGGAGCATCTTCGATACTATCCATCCATCCCTGTTTTTCTTCATCTGATAATGTTTCCCATACATCAGAGGCCTCATCTGCCATTGCAATTTTATCCAACTCAGAATAATAAGCATTATCCTCATCAGACATTGCTTGTTCTTCTGCTTTAGAATATGATTCATTTATTTTATCTGCCATTTGAAAAACGGTATTATGTTCTCTAATAGCATCCTCAATAGCATTTCTATACTGCTGAGTATCAAATCTATCATCTTGTTCCCATAAGTATTGAGCTAATTGATCAATAGACTTTCCTGTCGTTTTATTTTGAAGTCCTATTCTTGCTTGGCTTTCAGAATTAGACTTACCAAACAATTCTTGAATAGCCGAGTTTGAAATTTTCCCTCTATTAACAAAATATTGCAATGCCTTATCATAAGCAGTCGTAACTTCCGCTTCAATTGCCTTTATATAACCAGGATGCTTTATTTTTTGATTGGCTTTTGGTTTTCCAGTCCTAATTCTCTTAGCTGATCCTTCTCCAATATTTTGGCTATTTTCTTGATTGCTGCTAGTTCCTGCTCCCAACTGAACTTCGGCTTTGTTTCTTGTGTTTTCATATTTCTGTGCAAATATTTTATTGTATACTGGCATTAAAGATTCGCTAAAATCAGCTTCTTGATCTGCCTTTAATTCGTTTATTTTATCATCAACAAACTTACGCTTTTCTGGCGCATATTCTTCTTGTACGTTATTTGTAACAGTTTGGTTACGTTCCTGTGCAGATTCAATTTTTGCCTCTGATTTAGGAAATAATTGTTGTGAGTCTTCTACTGCTTTACTATCTTCAACAACAACTTCTTCCGGTTGAATATTTGGTTTAACCTCTTCAACAACAACCTCTTTTTTAATAGGCTGTCTTGCTTTAAGCTCATCTAATTTAATTTTATCCTCTGGCTTTAATTTACCTAATTCATCCTTAAAAGTTAATAAATCAAAATCTTCTTGCTCTTCTTGGCTAAAGGAAACATCTTGTTTCTTCTCGCTCTTAACATCAATAGCTTCTACTGTTTCTTCTTTAGGCAACTTCTTCCCTCTCGCAATACCTTCTAATTCACTATTTATTTCATCTATACGCTCTCTTTTCTTAACAGTTAAAGCTTTATCTTTCCCCTCAATTTGCTGTTCCAATTTAGCCTTTTCTCCAATTAATTGAACTGCCGCCAATCGTCTTTCTGCCTTCTTTATATAGTCAGGTATTTTTTCATCATGCACTATAACTTCATTTACCTTATCCTTTACCTTTTGAGCTTGTTCTGGAGTTAACGTTTGATCTATTTCAGCCCTAAAAGCATCTCTCTTTTCTTTATCATTTTTAATCTCTTGTGCTTTGTCGTATAAAGCTCTTTGGTTTTTAACTTGCAATAATTCAAGTGGTGCAACAGGTGCAGTAAATGCCACAGAAGAACCAAGCCCAACAATCCCTGCATGTAGAACTCCATCCATTAAGTTTTTGTTTGGATCTACCCCAGAGTATTTATCAATAGAATTTTGAGCAAATTGAGTAGCCATTTCACCAATAGCCTCCTCAGAAGTAACTCCTAAATATTTTTTTATTGCAGCTCCATATGTTTGTTTAAATCCCTCAGCAGCCATTTTTTCTGCTGCTTCTTTCCCTTCTTTCGCAAATATATTTTTTACAACTCCCCCTAATTTAGTAACCCCTACTTGTTCAAAAATACCCTCAGCTAATCCATTTGCAAACGAAACCAAGTTTTTGTCTTGTTCACTCATATTAGGATTTGAATAATTTAACTCAGACTTTTTATCCGCTCCAAATACAAGGCCTCCTGCAAGGGTACCCTCTGCGGCTGTTGCCCCAGCACCTCTACTAATCATCATTGCTAATGAAACAGGAACAGATTCCATAACCTCATTACCTAATACAGAAAAAGCTTTATTGTAGTCTCCTTCTGACCAATATTCTTCAAACTGCTTATCATATCTTTTTCTATAGTTCTCATAACTATCATCTACTTTAGCATCTATAACATCTGATAATTGTTCTTGATCTGGGTCAAACCCTAGCGATTTTGCTAATATTTCAGAATCTGTTTTATAGCCAGCTAGCTCCGTAAAAGGGTTAACCGCGATTGATGTAACTAAATCGTATGCAAATGCAGGAGTTTTCAATAAAGAAGAAACTGCTTTTCCTACACCCCTTAAAAAAGAATCTCCAGCCACTTCCGGACCACTCTTCATTTTCTCTGTTGCAATACTTTCTACTTCTCTTAATTGCTTAATAATATCTTTAGAAAATAAAATTGGAGCAGCCTCTTTTTCAACCTGATTAAGTCTAGCCTGCTCCTCATTGTAATGACTGATAGCAGATTCATAATCAGCACCAAGCTTTTCTCTTTCCTCTTTAGTTAAATCTGTTCTTTTTAATTCATTTTCAATAGAAAGAGCCTCATCGTTAAATGAAGAAAGATTTTGCTTTACATTCCCTAATAAGTTTCTTCTATCTTCTATTTTAGAATCTACTTCTTTTTCAAGATCAGAATACTTATCAATCTTAGTAGATTGTGCGCTAGGGGCTTTTAATTCAGACGGTGTAACAGAATAGTTACTTTTTATAACAACCGATTGTGAAGGAGTTGATTCTGATGTAGAAACATCCAAATTCGATTGTGATTGTATATCTGGAGTTTGATATGGCGAAGCAGGCTTCTTTTCCTCTAAGGACTGATTTAAGACCAAAGGCTTTGATGGACGAGAGGAATCCTCGTTTATAGACTTTTTTTTTTCATCCCCTTCTGCTATAGCATCACTAGGAGGAGTCCATTCTTTATTGTTGTCAGATGCTACTGCATCTACTGGAGGCTTCCATTTACCCATAATTTATTGTTTTGTATATTTTGTACCATCCAACCCAATCATACTCTCGCCTTTTTTTAATTTTGCCCAATTAGAATTCCATTCACTTCCACTCATGTTAGGTGTTTCTCCTTTTGTTTTAGCTTCTGTTGCAGTATCGTAACCTGACACATCATTCGACTTACTTAAATCATAACCTTTTGTTTTAGCTCCTGTGCTTTCAGGATTATCCATCATAGCAACCGGGTTTTCTATTTGATAACCATGAAATAAAGTATTTTGTGCTGTATTATAATCCAAATACTCTATTTTGTTTGTTTTAGCATTTGTCGCCTTTAATACAATTTCATTTTTACCATCAGCTCCCTTTCTTTGAATATATTCCATTGGTTGATATGTAACAGAATATCCAGGATTATTAGGATCTTCTACTGTTACTGGAGTCGGTTTTCTTCCTCCAACACTTATTGTTGCATATTTAGTCCCATCTTCCCTTGTTGTCCAATCCAATAAAACCTTTCCTTTTTTACTATCTCCAGGCACACTAGCTTGCGGTCCAGCCTTTCTTATATTTACAACCAAATCATTTGCATACTTGTTCTGCATATATTCAGATGCAGTTCTAGCCCCTAATTTATCTTCCGCTTTATTAAACTGATAAATAGCTTCATCTGCTGCTGCTGGATTAGAAGATATATCATTAGCAATCATTCGTTTTGCTTGATCTAAGCTAAACTTTTCACTATATGGTGTTTGCGCTGCATCAGCCTCTGATTTAGCTGCTGGAAGTAAATTCTTAATTACATGACCATAATAATCAAACTTTTGCTTGAATTGTGAATCATCTAACTCAAAATTACCTGCATTGTCACTTGCGAATTGATTACGATAATAATCAATTGCTTCCGGACGATATTGCTCAGGATTCTTCATTATTTCCATTCCCCTTTGCTCTAATGCTTCTCTGTGATTTTGTGATAAATCAGAAAACATCTTTGCATCCCCAATTAACTTTTGAAACTCCATCTGTTGTGCTGGTGAAGCATCTCTCATCCCATTATTCTTTACTACATAATCTCTTACTGCTGCTAATTTATCTGCTGCCATTTGTTGATCTCTTGGCATTATCTTCATAGCATTTAGCTTTGAGATATTATCTTGAATATTAGCATCTCTTGCAGCTTGCTCACGCTCTTTTTGTTGTTTTGAAGCAAAATTTTGACTAGCCTCTTGAGCAGCAGCTTGCCTTAAAGGAGATAGATCAATTACTTGAGCAGCACCCTTTCCGATACCATAAAGTGAAGTTTGTGCGTCTCCTGGATTAATTCTGTACATCTAATTTATTTTTATTTCCAATAAGAACCATATCCTCCCCCACTCATTCCACTTAAACTAAGTTGATCTCCTTGTTGTGACGGAGGTTGACTATAAATTGTTTGTTGTTGATACGGACTCATATCAAATTGCTGTGGTTGATTTGGAGCCGTTCTATAATCTCCCATAGATTGACTTTGTTGTGGTTGTTTTGTCATTCCACTAAAATCACCTCCACTATTTCCTGCCTGAAATCCCTGTGACACATTTTGCATCCCAGCACCAATTAAAGCATTGTTTTGAGCCGTTTTCTCATAATATGGATTTGATTTATTAATCTGAAATGCTTGATCTTTATAATCCGCCATATTTTGACGTAATCCATAAAGCTTATCTTGATTAGCCATTTTCGCCTGAGTATCCATAGATAATAAATTACCATAAGCATCAGCTCCTTGTTGATTTATAGCAGCCACTCCTGCTAATCCAGCTTTTCTACTTCCCATTTGAGATAAACTAAAAGCTTGACTACGTTGTAAATTATTTATGTATTGCTGCTTTTGCTCTTCCGGCATTCCTTGAAGAGCAGCTTGCTCACCTTGATTTAAGTTAGCTTGTATCTCTGGAGGAATTGTATATTCTGGACGCTTATTCTTCTTTTGTTGATAAAGTCCATAAGCCAACTGAGCTGCACCTAATGTTGTAGTAGCTCCACCACCAGCCCAATTTGAAATCATATTTGTTGCTCCTGCCATAATACAAGTGTTTTTACAAATATATTTATTTTCTGTTCAAATAGTTAAATATAGCAATAATTAACAGGCTTATAATACTTCCTGCAAATCCATAAGCTAATATCCCTAAATTAACATTTTTTGTTATAAGCCAACAATTAATTATCCCAACCCAAAATCCCATACACCCCTCACAGTTAAATATAGAATCAAAGAAATAAAACACATATAGCTTTATGCCCTGATAAACACTTATTCCTTTAGCAGAAACTATTTCTTTTTGCTTTTGATACGACAGTGTCAAATATTCTCTTAATGGCTTAAATAGCTTAGATTTAACTAAAATCCAACTTAATCCGGCTGTTGCAAATATAAATAGTATTAATTCTTTCATTTATTATGTAGTTGACTAATGATATAATTAAAATTAACTGCAAATATCTTATTATAATCTGTATTTGTTCGTCTAAATTTACATAAAAACGTTGTATCTCTCATCGGATCTCCATTAAGTAACGGATTTGTTACATTAGGCGTATTTACATCAAACCACAATGGAGCATATTGTAAATTCTCTTTTTCCTGAAAATCTGATGTCAATAAATTTGTTTCCTGACCATTAGGAGTTGTTATGCTATAACATTCCCAAGCATCATTTGTTTCCTCACTAATTGCCTCAAAAACTTTTACATTTGAAGGATTCGCATTCATAATACACCAAACCTCTCCATAATATTGAGTTCCATAAAAATTAGCCTCTATCGCATTTGTATTATGTAAATATAATTTTCCGCTTTTAAAAGATACTATATTAATACCATTAGAACAAATTGTTTCTGGATTATAAGAGTAGAAAGTACTCCATTGATTTTCTTTCTCATTCCAAGCTAATGTTTCACTTGGAACTAAAGTACTACCCTCTAAATATCCATCAAAAGCAACAATACACTCCATAAATTTAACATCATATCCTACATATATATTAACTTTATTTGAACAACCTAAAACACTTTGACATTTATCTGTAAAGTAATTATGCATAAACCCTGTATCACTTATAGCTGTTAACCCATCTATAGATAACCTCCAAAAAATTCCCCGGCTAACATCTATGCCATATTTAGCCTTTCCATATACAGTAAAGCTCTCTGAATGCTTCCCTATACCATATTCCCCTGCATAATATCTTATAAATTCAGGTAAAACAGACGTGGTTTGACCAACTACACTTCCTCCGGATGTACTATTTATTTGAGCTTGGTTAACCAATAATGCCCCAATTTTTAACTCCTGAAACACATTCAAATTGTAATCTTCTGCATATAATCTATATATTCCACCGTACTTATCTTCATATGTTTGAAAACTAGTATCAAATACAGAACTTAATCCATTTATATTAGTCTCAGGAATAAATTGCTCTGAATATATAAGTGTAGATTTTCTATTTATTTGTCTAAATTCCGAATCTACTCTATTTGGTCTTCCGTAATCATACCCTTTACTTGAAAATAAATCAGAATAATTAGCATCTTCAATAAATCTTGTTAACCAAACAGTTCCTGCTCCATAAGGCATTGATCTTGGTCTATAAAAAGTGTCCCCTCCAATAAAAATTCCCATTGCTGCCTTTGATATAGTACCTACCAATGATCCATTGTAAACTCCAACCAATGTTGTGTTTGTTGTGATTACTGCTGAATTAGCTCCAGTAGATGCTACTATTCCATATACACTATAACTAGAAGTTAAAATTTTAACATTATCATTAGCAACCAATCCATGTCCAGTTGGTAAACCTAAAGCATTAAATGTTGGAGGAGTTCCATATGTAGAAGAAGTAAATGTTATTGTAACCTGATTCTGAACATCTCCATTATGAACATATTTACCATTTATTGAATCATAAACAACATCATTTCCACATGCAATTTCATATGTTATTACATTAGTTATTACTTCACTACTTTTTGGCGTATATATCTCAAATAAAGCTCCAGTAACTACATGAGGAAATATTGCTGGTGGTAATCCAGGGAAAGATCCAGTACCAGTAGGAAATAAAACATATAATGTTTGAGTAGCAGTATCAAAAGATCCTATTTCGTAATCAAAAGGATAATTTAAAATAGCAGAAGTCCCATCATCTATAAACCTAATTCTATCTCCTTTAACAAAATCATAAACCAATATAAAACCCGGATTTGCTGTTTTAAATTCTTGTATTATATTAGAAATCTCTATTTTCATTTGAGTAATAGTAGCTCCTGGATATACGACAGAATTTCCGTCTTTATCCAAATAATCTAAAAACTCAGCAATAAATTGAATATATTTTCCTGTAGCTCCATTTTTAGTTCTAGCAATCTGATAATGAGTAGCCCACGATGGAGGATCATTATATATACTCCAAGAAACAGATGGCACTCCTCCTTCATAAACAGAATAAACAGCACTAGAAATAAGAGCTGTAGCACCAGAAGTATTCCCCGTTAATGAATTTCCAACTAAACTAAAATCCTGAATATTTCCAGTTAAAACCTCAACGGTTAAAACAGTTCCAGTATCAGCCAATATAGTTGCTGTACCTGCATTTGCTCCCTCTGTAACAACTTCCCCAATAATAAATACTCCCACAAGAGTATTATAAGTAATTAATAATGTATTAGGAATTGGGGTAGTATAAAAAGGGATAAATAATTTCGTTCCATAATTCCCATTATTTTGAATCTCATCAAAATTTCCTACATTTATATTTGTTAACCCACTCCTGTTTCCGTGATCATAATATATAATTCCATATGTATATTCTCCTCCCCTTTTAAGTGAATTTATTGGCAAAAACGGAGGATTTGTCAATATAGATGTTGCTGTAATTGTTTCTGTAGCTCCACTAGTTTCTCCAGTTAATGTTCCAGCTCCAAATCCTAAAGAATCTATAGACAATACAATCATATCATCATTAACTCCATTATTAGTAAAATTGACCAATACACCTCTGCCTCCAGTAGCAGAAGAAACAACAATTTCATTAAAAATAAAAGATCCAACTAATGTTGCATGGGTTAATGTTAGACCAGTATAAGTATAGTTAGATGTCCACAAAGAATAATCAATTTTTAAATCTACATTAACAGCATCATATCCCTCTACAATATTCCCATCTACAATTCTGTTTTGTGCAATTATATCATGCGCCTGACTTAATAATGGCACGTTATCATATAATTTAATACTTTCATTTACCTCTAAAGGCAAATAATTCCCTGCATTATTAAAAGAATAAACATATGTAGAATTACTTGAAATTTGCAAGTCAGATTTATCTAATTCAACAACTAATGAAAAATCTGTTTGAGTGGACTCTTTAGCAGCAATCCTTATTTTAGTTACAATTTCTGTTCCTGTATCAACTGTAATATTTATTATATTTGGAGAAACATATGATCCTGAAATTAATGCACCAGTAATCCCTTGAATTAATGATTGATAATCATCATTTTCATAAGTAATAAACTCTGTTTTACTTATTGGAGACCATGCACTTACTTCTTTGTCATCATATATATATTGAGTTTTAAATTGAAATAAAATTTTATTTATTTTATTTATAACCAATGATGCGTCATTTCCATACTCAACAATAGGAGCTAATAATTCAGGCTGTTTTATACGATAAAGCCATTCTATATTAAATGGAGATGTATATCCTAGTGTAAAATTACCTATACTATAATATTTTCCTTTTTCTATATTTATCTTTCTTGGCTCATTATATCCATCTGTCCAATACATTAAATGATTATCAGCATCTAACTGAATAAAATTAATTGATGTTATTAAATGAGAAGAGCTAAAATTTAATAAAGGCTCTTGTAAAACAACAGTTGTTAAGTTTGAAAATATATCATATTCTAATATTATATGATTTCCATTAGAGTTATATACAAAATAATAAATCTTCTTTTGTACAACATACTCTTTAGATCCAATTGTAATATTAGTCCCAGATGGCAAAGAAAATGAAATTAATGTATTCCCGTTAACAGTCTCAATAGCCCCACTAGTAGAATTATTAGAAGACATAGCCCTTACATTAAGCCTATATCTATCCTGATTCTCTGGCATTAACTCATTTGTCACATCCGAGTTAATTCCTCCTGTAAATAGCCGTTTTTGTTGCATATCTTATAATTGAGGCGTTGCACTGTTGCCCGATTGGAACGTTTGAATCCATTCTTGAACAGTCCCACTTGTAAACATTCTCTGCATTAAAGTAAATGACTTATTATAAATATCTTTTGCCATAGCTATTTCTCCTAAAGGCTTATTGCTTCTAAACTTATACATCCAAAAAATATAATTCTTTAATGCTTCAATAGCAAATGGATGCACCTCGAAATCACTATCAATAGAACTTATGTCTGACAAATACTCTAATATAATTCCAGATGTCTGAGCTAAAGCAGAAAACTTTATTTGATTTAACCTTTTATCTATTCTATAATACCCTAAACAGTTATTATCTCCTCCAATCCCAAAAAAACGTCCTAGGTTCTCTCCATTTCTGTAATGACTAGCTGCTCTATCACCAACATAACCATAAGAATTATAAACTAATGAATTTTCTGTTGAATTAGATACTGGATTTCCGCAATCGTCATAATTTTTGTCTATACAAAGTCCATTATCTAATCCAAGACTAACAAGTTGACCATTAATACAGATTCCTATTTTAGTATATTTAACATAGTCGTTTGGCAAGTCTGCTGTATCGTTATCATTAATAATTAATTCAACCACTTTAGGAAACCCTGTTGTAGTAAAATGTTTCTGTCTAAGGAAACTTACTCCGAATTGGTAAAAACGAGCAAATTTATTATTTTGTCCATCCCCCAATTCAACGATTAGCTCTTCACAAATTTCACTTAATGTATATCCCATTATATTAATTCTTTAGAATCCGGTGGAGGTATTTTAAACTTAGATACTACAGCATTTACTATTTGATCTACTACATCCCTTGAAATATTCAATGGTAAATCAATATCTGTAGTATCTAACGCTACTGCTAATTTCAATAAAATATTTGCTACTTGTGCTGCTTTCATTTCAGGAAAATACATACGAGATCCTTCTACATAATACCTTTGTCTTCCGCCCAAAATTCCTGCTTTTATATTTGACCACATTCCAGCATTCCCAGTTGATACTCTTATAAACTGGCTTGACTGTCCTTGCATATATGCAACCGAATTTATTCCGTATTCATGTGGCAACCTTAAGTAACTACTTGGTATAACTATATAATACTCATCTGTTTGTAAATCTAATATTGGCGTTAATGGTGTGGTTTTCCCAAACGAAAAAATAAACGAACCATCTACTTCTGCTACCCCATCATTCTTATTTTCATAAAACGATAGTTTAGTAATAGATGAATATGAATCAATTACAGAAGAAATAAGAGCTTGAAAATCACCCTCTCCTCCGAGTTGATACTTACACTTTTCTGCAATTTCAAATAGACTCACCATTATAATATACTATTTGTTTCTGCTTTAAATTGATTAGCAAAAGCTCCCAATTCTTGTTCACGTAAATTACATCCAATTATTGCCAAATAAGCTGCCGAAACTGTGTTTAATGCAAACTCATCCCACTCAAAATCTGTACTTGTTAATGGATTGTAAACAGGTCTATTACTAACTGTTGTATATCCCCAAACAGGAGCTACTGGTGTTTTAAAATAATCCATTTCAATTAAACCAATATTCCTTGGTAAAAACCTTAATGTGTTTGCTGATTCATTATATTTTGGAAATCTTGCACTAGGCTTCATTAGTTTAGAAATTTGAGCTAATCCCCATTCTTCTACATCTACTCCATTTACAGGAATCATTCCTCCTGGTCCATCAACAGGTATATAATAATGCCTAATAGCAGACATATGTTGATAGTCGCTTGGTAAAGAATAAGTTCCAGTAACAGGAACGCTAGTGTTTATCGTCTTAATAAATGTCTGTAAATACTCGCTTATCTCCCCTGTCTTAACAAATGTTTGATAATCCTTCTCAAATATAACCATTTGTGCTTGGTTGGACACAAGGTTAAATTGAGATATAGTAACAGAGTTACCCTGTTGTGATTTATTCGCAACAAATTCTGTGAAAATTTTAAATGTATTTATATTTACAGCCATTATGCTATCTTAATTATATTTAATGACTTTGCATCAATAGTCATATTTGGAACTCCATCAGTTAACTGTATTTGAACTACATGCCCAGAAGTTAATGTTCCAACATAACATAATGTCATATCTTGTGGTAATGCACTAATCCCTCCTAATCTTTTATAGTTAGTAGGCAAAGCTGCACCATTTATATAAAACTGATACTTACAATCTCCTGCTCCTGAAACAATTGCATAAGCATTAAACATAACTAAATACGATCCTGTTGCTGGAACTGTTACTGAAATATTTGGTAATATAATGTCAGCAGGAGCTGCTATTGTATCTGTTGTAGCATCCCAATCATTTGCCCCATCTAAATTAGCTGAAACAGTATAAGTAGTTGTTGGACTAACAAAAGAAGAAGAAACCGAAATATTTGATCCTGCCGCCACTGCTGCATCTTCTACATTAACAGTATAAGTTTTAGTCAATCCTGCTGTTACCACACCAACAGATGTAACATTCACCCCTGCTGCTACAACACTATTATATAAAGAATTTACTGTTGTTACGAAAGAACTACTTAATGTAATTGAATATGTTGTTGTATTGCCAACAATAACTGGTGTAACAATTACAGGAGTTCCTCCAGAATTAACAACAACCTCATTTATCAATCCACCCAACCCAGATACTCTGCTTGGTTCATCACCACTACAAGAACAATCAGAAGTACAGTTAGTTAATTCCATTATTTTTTCTAAATAACAATTAACATCATCCGATTTACCACAATTAATAGCAACTTGCGCCAATCCAACAAATGACATTACTGTTTGAAAAGTGTCGGATAATTGAGCATATAAATTTTTATTTACTGTTATTGGAGTATTTATCAACTGTTGCTCTAATGCTCTTATACAACAATATATAGAACAAATGTATTCACAATTAACCTTAATGTCTTTTGATGCTGAAATATTATCTAATACTATCAACCCATCTGTAAACGTATAAGATAAATCAGCCTCAATCTCTGATGTCTGTGTTCCATTATAAAAAACACCTGTAGATAATACTGCTGCCGATCCAACTAAAGGAGAACCTTGTCCAACGCTACCGTTTGGATAATATATAGTGTGTGTTAATGTTTTTGTAGGCGTAACCCCATCTACTACATATTCAGTTATGTCTGTTGATGTAAACTGAGGAGAAATACAATCTATAACCTGAGAAATACAAACCTCAGGAGAAATATATTCATAAGTATATGTTGCTACTTGAGTATAATAAACAGATAAAGCTGAGTTGTATTGAGTGTAAGTTATAATATAATCTCCTGGCTCTACTAATGAAGCAGCAGTCAATGGCAACGCAATAGATTGTTGACTAGTAAGACTTAAAGCTGTTCTTATATCACAATTAGCATTAGTGTAATCTGTGTTATTATACACAACAACTCCACTAGGAGAAACAATATTAAAACACCCATTTACATCTGCTGTTGCAATTCCTTGTCCAGCCCAGTTTGTTGTATCTAATGCACTAAACGCAGGATTTGATTGCGTAAGGTCAAATGTCGGTGTAAAACTTATAGTTGCCATATAATTTATATTTTCTCAAATCTATTAATAAATTGAAAAGAAACACAAATCATATAAAAAAAAACCGCCAATTTTAATCAGCGGCTTTCTTTGGTTATTAAAAAAACTAAACTCCTTCTTGTGCTGCTTTGGCTATATCATACTTAAATGATTTATATATAGCCGGATTACTTTTTAAGCCATTCAAGAATCCTTCTTTTTTAGCAAACTTATCACCTCTGTATGTGTACCACATTGGTAAACCATATGTAACTATACCTTTTTCTTCGGCAAATTTCAACATATCTAATAACTGAGCATCTGATTCAACCAAATCTACTAATACTGGAGCCTTTGGTTTACTTATAGCCATCGAATCAGCGATATCTTTATCCTCAAACTCAATAGCCTCAGCAACTTGTCCTTCCTGATTATTCGCTATAATTCCATCATAAATCTGTTGACCTTTGTCTGTTGACAATAAATTAACCATTCCGTCAATTACATCTTTTCCTAATGGAGCTGTGTAAATTGGACTATATGGATTACTTGCTAAAGCAATAGAATTTGTTTGGTTATTTACAACCAAGAAACCAGTGTCAATCGCTTTTAATACATTATATTTCTTTCTCATAGAAGCACTCTTTAATCCTTCCATGAATTTCTCTGGAGCTGTTGGATTCTCTTTTGTTCTCTTTGCTGCCAAAGACAAAGAAAATCTTACTTCTAACTCAGATTGTGTAATGTCAATATTTAAAACTCTTGCATAGGCAAACACTTCTTCAATGTTTCCGCTAAATGCAAACGCCAACGCTTCTGCCTCTGACTTAGAATCAGTCATTTGTTTTTGGATGTTCTTAGCAGAATCTACTAATTCAAATCTTGGCGTTACATCTTTTTTCCTATTTGGGTTAGATGCATTCCAATTCCATTTCATCATAAACTCTAATAACTGAGGATCATTCCCAGAAACGATTTTATATCCATTAATAAATTCAACTGAATACTTCTTTTTTGGATTCTCACTGTCCTTAGACTGCTGGTCAACATAAATTGATGGCTCTCCAGGAACTAATCTAATAGCTCTTGTTTTTAATACCTTTGTTATTGGATCTTTCTCGTTAATTAAACTATATGCCTCTAGTCTTTCTGATGGCACATAGTGAACAGGCCTTCCGTCTGAACGGATCATTGAAGGATTTTCAATTCTTTGAAGAGATCGAAATATGAAGTTTTTTTCGGCAGTATCGCCTTTTTGGAAATCCTCGTAGGTTCCCTTGTTTGAGATTTTCATTTTATTTAGATTAGATTAGATTTATATTTAATTAAAAAACAAGGGGGGCTATTACACCCCCTTGAGTAAACTTTATTATTATGAAGTTGCACCTTGTAAAGAACAAAAACGGTTTGCGCCGAAGCCCTCAAATCCAACATGGGAGCGGAAGTTGATGCTAATACTATCGTTTCCGTTAGTATAAACTCCACCTGTACCACCTAGTAAAAACTCTTCCCATTCTCTGTTATCAGAACCTTGTTTCACAAAATTCATACGCATAGAAGGAACTTCTGTTTTTTCTTTCTTTTCACCCAAAGCATAAATATCTTTGCTCATTGGAATGATTAACGCTAAGTTTTTGTAAATATGACCATTTGCTCCTAAAGCAGCAGGATCATTAAACGCTTGGTATGTCATCAAGTGATTAGTATATCCTAATGTTTGGAATGAATCAAATCCAAAATTAACTGACTGAGATTTACCTCCAGAGAATGCACCGTATTGAACGCCACCTTCTTTCATTTCTGGACGAATAAATCCATCAATTTGATTACGAACATTGATCGCAGACCATACAGAGTTTTCTGTTGCTCCACCATTTTTAGACAATTGATCAGTAATGATGTTATTCCAGTCATCTAAAACTAAACCAGTATTAATATTAAAGGTTGTAGTTCCATTGTAGCTAGAGGAAAAAGAAATTAAACCTTCTGTACGAACCAAGGTCGCATCATAAGCATTAATTGCTGTTGCAGAAGCAATTTTTTTACCAGCAACTAATTTTAGCTCACGGAAGTTACGCATACGCTTGTATGTTAAAGCGCATCCTTTAAACCACCATTTTGATTCTGTTTTACCATTCCAAGTATAATCAACCCAAAGTTTTTCACCTAAAGTTGTACCAGAAGTAGCAAATGTATCAGACATAATTTCACAGAAATTATAGTAAACATTTTCTCTAAAGTTGAAACTTGTTGGTTGGTCTTTAGCTTCACCTTGAGATACACCTAAATTGATGATTTCTTCGGTTGCTGTCATTGTTGGACAAATTCCATTGTTTGTGGGAGTTGCAACGAATGTTGGACCAGAAGGAGTAACTACCGTTACAACAGCTTGAGTTCCGTTAGGGAATAACAAGATGTCATTAAGACGTACTGGTAACAAATTTACTTGTGTTCCTGTTGCTACATACGGTTCAACCGCAGATGCAGGGAAAGATGCCATTATATCTCCGGCAACTACAGTATAAGTAACCGATACACCAGCACCTGCTGCTGTTCCTGTTACGTTAATTACTTGGTTAATTCTATCTTCTTCAAAGTGACGATAAGAAATACCTGAAATATAATTTTTACCACCTAATATATCCATTAATCCTGTAAAATCTTGACTTCCCCATACTTTTGCTTCACTTGGGTCAATAGTCGGTACAATCGTTGTGTAAGCTCCTGCAAGGCCTAACCAATTATGAGTCCCAGCAACTTGTACGTTTGCTGGTGTATTAAATGCTGTTGCCATATTATTTTGTTCGGTTACTAACTACCGAAAAGTTTAAGTTATTTTTTGGTTGTTTTTTTTCAGGGCTTGAGCAATTGCCTCCGCTTCTGTCCTTGGAGCTTGTTGATTAACAGGTCCCTCGTTTTGTTTAAAATCAACGTTTTTTAAATCTTCTTTAATAAACTTTTTCTCTCCTTCCGCTTTTCCATCATTATATGCATGTTTAACAGCGTCATCGTAAGTTTTAGCTTTCACCAAATCAACAAAAAACTTTTGTTGGTTAAATGAAACATTACCTTGGCCATCTTTCTCGGCATATTGATTAAATAAAGCATTGCCATCTTTGGCAAAAGATTTCATCAGATTACCTGTTTCTGTGCGAACTGCCTCAGACAGCTTATAATCGAATATTTCTTTTGTTTCCTCATTTGTAACAATGGAGATGTTTTTTATTTTAGAAGAAAGTTCAACGTCAATGTATTTTTCTAAGTTTTCTCTTTGTTGTCTTTGTTGTGCTTCAACCTTTGCAATTTCTGCCGGGTCTACCGCTTTCACAAATATTCTTTCTGCCTTATAATTTTTAAGCCAATTAAGTTCTACTTCTGCATCACGCATTAAGATGTCTCTATTGGCTTTATCTTCAACCGTTAAATCTGCTTCTTCTTTTTCTTGCCATTCAGACAAATTATACTTCTTTTCAATTTGATATTTAATAGTATCTAATGAAAGAGATTTATTTTCCGGCTTTCTTTTTAGTGCCTCAAGTAATAAATTTCTTGGATCATCTAAAATGCCATTATATTCAGTAGTTCCTACTTTCTCTATTTCTAATCCCTGTAAATCAAAGAACTCCTTATCTAATTTTATTCCTTTTTTCTTTAACTCGTTCCAATGCTTTACCTCTTCGTCTAACTCCTCTTTTGGTGCATTGATTATCTTTTCAACATCTTCCCACTTTGCTATTTTGCCACCAGTTTTTTCTGCAATTAATTCATCTATCGACTTTTCTTTTGCAATAACTGGTTCTGCTTTTTTTTCTTCTACTTTTAGCTCTTCTGTATTTACAGCTTCTGTCTTAATTTCTACATCAGGAGCTTCTTCTTTTACTTCTGGAGCTTTTTGTTCCTCAGTCTTTACTTCTTCTACAACAGGGGCTGACTGTTTGTTTTGAGCAGCAAATGCAGCTTGTATAGCCTCTTGCTCTGATTGAAATTCACTCATTTTGATTTAAATTAGATTAGATTTTAAATAAAAGTATAATAGATTATTTTACATAAACAAATTATATAAAAATATTTTTTATAATAATCCTTTTTGTTCTTTCGGAGTCACCATTATTTCATGCTCCTTTTGTAAGATTTTAGCATCATGGTTTACTCTTTCTACATTATCCATCCCATCATTTCTTACTTCCTGCACTTGAACCATACCGCTATTTTTAAGCGATAATTGCTGTAACATTTGTTGATGCTCTTGTGCTGATAATTGAGATTTTAACTGATACTCTAATTGAAGTTTTGCCACATCTGATTGAGATTGCGCTTGAATCAATTGAGATTGCCCTTGAGCTGCTGATTTAGCAGATTGCATTTGAACTTGTGCATTTTGTTCTGACAATGCCTGTTGCTCCTTCATTTTGTTCTTTCTATTCTTATCTTCTAAGAAAACAAGCAACTTAGCAGCTAACTTAGCATCTTCTTTTAAAACAGCTCTTACTCTTATTACATCAGAAGCGTTTAAGGTTCCACTTTGCTGTCCTAACGCTAATTGATTTTCAATATACATCTTCTCTTCATCATCCGGCAACAACTCAATCTTTATTCCCATTTGAACAAAAGCTAACTTTTTACCCATATCTAACGCTTTTGTTGCATACAAGCCAATAGATGTAATAAACGCTTCGTTGTTATACTCCATTGAGTCCTGTATTCTTAAAGCTCCATCTTTTGCTGTTTCTTGTATCAACCAAATAGCTGCATTAAACAATGGTCTTAATGAGTTATTTGTAGCTTGTATAGCATTTTTTTGTACCCCAACCAATGTATTCTTGTCCGGAGAACTTGCATCTACTGCTGCATTATATCCAATTACTTCATTTATTAATTGTCTTTGAAACTGATATACAGCTATCAATGATTGCATTGCATCGCTTACTCCGCCTCTTAATTCTGTTATAACTCTACTGTTTATAATCTCTCCATTTTCATCAGAGCTACTATAAACGTAATTACCTGTTTGCTCGTAAATTTTAGCAACATCCATAGGCCCAAAATTCTCTCCTAATGATTTTGCCGCATCCATTAATCCACGAATATCCATTGCTACTCCAGGAGGTTTAGCTTTAATTAACATTGTTTGAAATGCTAAATCCGCCAACTTAATAGCATCTTCATGTGGAATCATTCGCTCTACATGAGACTTATTTTTCATGTCATATAATCCCGGAGCAATAACTCTTATTGGCAACTTAGCCTTTGGATAATACGATCCTGCAATCTTCTCTCTTGGAACATTTTTTGCCCTACCATAATTAAAGCAATAGTCAGTATTTATAATCCATAACCCTTCATATAAGTTTTGAATCTTCTTTACAGTAACTTCTCCATCCTTAGATTTAAAATCTTCTGATACCTTATTACTATACTTACGTTTTGCGTAAGTCTTAAATTCTCTTACTTCTTTATCAATAGCTAAAAAATAAAACTCTAAAACTTTTACATTAAAATTATAGTATGGTCTATCCATTGTTACGCCACCTATGTTGTTTCCAAAATATCCTTCGTAAGAACTTCCATAAGACCAAACAGGATTATTGTTTGTGGAGCCTGCATTATTTTGTGCAATAGTATATAAATCCTTATCCGTAAAAGATGGATTCATTTCTGCTAATTGTCCAACTGTATATGATTTTATTAATGCTATATATGGTATATTTCTGAAATCTTGATATTTAGAATATGGAGTAATCAAATCTACTGGATCAACTCTTTCTACTATAATATTTCCGCATTCATCGTATTTATTTTGTATTGCAGCTCTCTTTATTGTAATTAAATCCCGAATAACAGCTTCTTTTGAAGCATCAAAATTATTGCTACTAAACACAAAGTTAAGCGCTTCCTCCATTGCAATAGAAGCATCGTCTTTATAATTCATTTTTAGATGCAATTCTGCTTCTTCATCTGTTTCTGGGATTTCCGCATTTCTTTTAACCAACGCAATCCCTGTTTGCTCTTGCACAGCATCAGAATATTGCTTTAAAAACATATCAGCAAACAACTCTTTTCTATACTCGTCAAATCTTGATTTAGACTCAGGATCAATAGGATTACATTGTATTTTGTATGGAGTATTTGATAAGCGGCCAACAATATTATCTACTGTTGTTGCTATAATGTTTACTGGTGAATAATCTAGGTTTAAATAAGAGGTATTAGTTATTCCTTTTCTCGTCTTAAATTTCTCAATCGACTCAAGCCCCTCTGCGTATGTTCTGCAAATAATATCAATCTCTCTTTGCTCACTAAAAGCATTTATGTTATTGAAGTAATTCCCCCAAATAGCTTTAGCATATTTCATTCCATAAGAAACTGTAGCCTTTTCTTCTTTTGATGCTAATGGATCAGGAAATGGAGAAAAATTATTATTATCGGCTGCCATATTATACAATATATTTCACCAAATCTATTAATTTATGTAAAAGAAACACAAATTATGGCAAAATTTTACTCTATACGCTTCCCTAATGTTCCTCTTGTATCATAAGTATCAAAAAGCTTAATTATTTGACGTGGCTTCTTTTCTAACTTATAATCATTAAGACCAATAACGGCTATCATAAAAGAAACACTTAAATCGAAATCTGTCCATTTTTCAACATCAAACTTTGCCATATCGTCTAATGTTCGGTTAAATAAAAAGTTATTCATAAGTCCATTTTTTCCAATTCCAACATTTTCATAAACATAAGACTGACTATACTCTACAAACATTCTACGAATACCTTTGTCAGCCTCACCTGTGTTTGGTATCCATTTTTCTTTCTGATTCTTTTCAGAAAAATCTGTGTGCGTAAAAGATGGTCTATCCATCAAATATCCTTCATATCCTCTATTTCTAAAATAGTTTATACATCCTGGTTTATTGCTTTCTCCTAATATTGGCCATCCATAAAATACGCACTGCATCAACATATCCTCATATAAAATATATGGATCTGTTGGCCTATACAAATACTCACAAACAGGCATTTTAGAAAAAGATGGATTAGTAAAAGAGTTTTTATGTAGTCCATGAGAAGCTGCATCTGACCTTTTTTTGCTTGCTGTAAATTTATGGTCAAACGGATCGACAGAAAATAATCCTTCATGTGGGTTAGCTGGGTGTTTCTCCCCATACTTTGTAATAAATTTATTCCTTTTTTCAGGAACCTGTAACCAAGCAACTAACCATCTTCCATTTTCATCATGGTTCCACACAACCTCTGTGTCTCTTTCTCCATTTTTCCAAGTAAAATTACCTCGAACTAAAATTCCGTCCACTAATGTGTCATTGTGGTTTATTTGCTGATATATTTTATCTAAATCAAATTGTGTATTTTCATTTGAAGCATCACGGAACATTTCATCTTCTGTAAAGGGTCTCTGTCTTATCTCTTCATAATAGCCAATTATATCCCCTGACTCATACAACTTTTTTCTTTCTCTTTCATAATAAGGCTTCGCCCCATCTGTTATTAAGATCCCATCAATTCCCATTACAGGGCTTTCGGGTTTTTCAATAACACTCATTCCGTATTCATCAATAAAGCCCTCTATTCCATCATAAGAAGGAACAAAATATCTCCACAGCCCTGATATTGTTCTATTGTTAGTTTCCTCCGACTTTTCTTCTACACTAGAATTTTTCCAAACAGCAAGAAATCCCTTTCCTCCTTTAGTGGATTCATTTACAGTTGAACCAAATGCAATTTTACCAATTATTCGACTACCTAAAGTAACACAAGTTTTAGCAATATTATACCACTTCTCAACATTAACATCTTCCCATTTCCCTGTTTCATCTGCACCAAGCAACTTTAACTTAAATCCATCATAACTATTTTCTTTCGTGTTCTTAAAATCAATATTAGTATTTAAACTTATCTCCCTTTTTGTTTTTCTTGTTTTAAGCGTAACTTTCTGTTGTGGAGTCCTAAATCTAAGCTTCTTTTTCACGTCCTCCGCAGACTGAACCTGAGGTTTAAAAAAATCAGATAAATTTAAAAACCCATGAACTAGTTTAGAAAACATCTCTTGAGCATCTTCTCCAGTCTTTGATACCATTCCATAGTTTGAATCAAAAGTTTTTCTAGCTCTATTTAAAATAAGAGAATCTACACGATATGAATACCCATCACGTCTTAATTTTCCATAACATTGACCAATACAATTTTCATCCTTATCGCACAATTCCCAATGATAAAACCACCTTCTGTCTCTATCCCTATACTGAGGATAACCAGAGTCTATCTTAAAATGTACAAGGTAAAAATAATGATCTCCTGTAATGTATGTTGGAATTCCATTATTATAAAACCAAATACCTTCGGTACATTTTCTATCTTCCTCAAAAGCAAAATCTTTTTCTTCTTCTTCGGACAATCCTTCAACTAAAGCTGATATATCTGGACGTACCCACTTTTGATTCTCCTTTATAAGATTATGATTTAAAATCTTATTTTTAGGTGGAATTTTAGGCGTTGTATAAACAAGTCCTTCGTATAGTTCAAGTGTAAACATGTTATTTTGTAGATAAGGCTATTTGTTCTGCTATACCTAAAGAATGACCATCTATTAATTTTTTTTCATTTGGAGCCATCTTAGATCTAAAATATTCCATTTGCTCATAATAATCTTTCTGTTTAGACAAAAACTTTTCAATACCCTTAAATTTATCTGACTCAAAATCAAAATCCTTAGATGTTGCCATATCATTAATTGTAGTATTCCCTTTATCTATAAGTTTTTTTATAGACAAATAAGAATTTACATATGGGCTTTTTTGAAACTTATCAAGTTCTTCTTGTAAATATGATACATACGCCTGAATGGACTTGTCTTTTATTAGTGGCTTTTCCATTAGATTAAATTAGATTACTACAAATATAAACAAAAAAAGGAAGACTTTTTACATCTTCCTTTTACCAAAAACAAATCAAAACTTTAAGCTAGAGAGATTAAAGTGCATTTACGGCTGTTTGTATTGCAGCGGCTGACTCAGCTACCTGCAACTTAATAAACCCTGTTCTTTTGTTATCATATAAAATTTGCGCTCCATCACCAAATGTTCCTGTGAATGTTGCTCCTGTTCCTGATCCTGATGTTGCTAATTGTGCAATTGGATTTGTTGGTACTACTGAATATTGACCTGCATTAGTTACTGACGTAGTTAATACACCGATTGTCAAGATAACTGTACATCCAGTTAATCCTCCACCTGTTACAGGTTCTACTGCAATATTTGTAGGGTTTACTGTATAGTTACCTACTACAGTTACAACTAAAGCTCCTGTTAATATACCGCTGCCATTGATTGTTCCTGTTGCTTGGAATTTTGTTCCTGTTCCAGTTGTTCCTGTTATAGTTACAGCTCCCGGAGTTCCACCTGTTCCACCTGCTACAAGAGTAGCAGTAATTACTTTTGTATTAGTAACTGTCAAAACAGCCGGAGCAGTATAAGTTCCTCCTGCCAAAGTAATTGTATCCCCTGGAACATAAACCGTTCCTGCGGTAGCAACTGTAGTTGAAGACAAATTTGAAGAATCTGTTGCATCCGCTACCACTTGGTCAATATACAAGTTGTTAATATAACGAACTAAATCGTTTTTTTCCATTGTCACAGCAATCATATTTTCTGCTGCTACCGATCCAATTGCAGGCGAACTGATTGTCCACACTTCATAATCTGCTTTTCCTGTATCAATTGTTACGTCTGTATTTGCTCCAGTTGTTGGGTTTGTATCTAAATAAACAATTCTTTCTTTATTTATATAAATTACAGATGAAGGTAATGTCATACCGTTCATTTTTTCAACTGTTAATGCAATAGCTAAACTAATTGTGCTACTCTCCATCGCTGTTGCAATTGTTGCTACACCCTGAGTTATACGAGTTGTTACTTGTGTGTCTTTTTGGTTTATATAAGTTAAAAGCGTATCTGCTACACCTAATACTGTTGTAAATTTTACGATTTTATTAGCTGATACATAAAACGTAATACCCGTTTCATAATCTGTACATTCAACTAATTTAGATGCGCGAGTTGCTGCCATATTTTTAAGTTTTTAAGTTATAAGCAAACTTATACAAATAATTATAAAAATAACAAATCCTATAAAAAAAATTATTCTTTTGGTATTTCTACCACAAAATAATCAGATGTTAATACAGCACATGCAACACTTGATGCATTTTGTAATGCACAGCGTATTACCTTAGCTGGATCAATTACCCCTGCTTTATACAAATCCTCGGAAGATTTAGTTTTTATATTAAAACCTATATTACCAGCTTTGGCATCAACTTCTCTTAATATTGACTTATCCAACCCAGCATTTTCAAGCATCTTATTTAATGGAGCCTCACATGCCTTTTTAATAATTTCAATACCTATATTTTCATCTCCAAAAACATCACTAGTTGCCTTTATTTTCTTTTTACACCTCAACAAAGCAACTCCACCACCAACTACAACTCCCTCTTCTATTGCTGACTTAACAGCTCTACAAGCATCATCTACTCTGTCTTTTTTCTCAAACACCTCAATATCAGTTGCTCCACCAACTTTTATAATCCCTACGTTAGCAGAAATCCTTCCAAGTCTTTTTCTCCATACTTCTTTTAACTCAGGATTTTTCATATCATCCATTTGAGTTTTAACTGCATGTTTTAACTCATCCACAATTTCTTTCTTTCCATGACCTCCAATAATACGAGTAAACTCTTGACCTACAATAACTTTATCGCTACTTCCCAAATGTTCTAATTGTATATTTTCCATCTTAATTCCTGCTTCATCACTTATCATAGTCGCTCCTGTTACAACCGCTATGTCTTCTAGTGTTTCCTTGCGATATTGTGCCGGAGCTTTTGCTAAAACAACCTTCGTATTTCCTTGTACATTATTTTGCACCATTGAACTAAAAACTTCTCCTTGGTAATCTTGAGCGAAAATAATAATACCTCTACTCATCCACCCTTTTTCTGCTATTTTCTGAAAAATAGGAGCTAACTCTTTCAAAGTTTTAATATCGTAATCTGTTACTAAAAACAATGGATTATCGTAATTAGCTTGCATCTTATCTTTGTTATTAGCAAAGTGAGGAGAAATATACCCACGAGCAATTTCTACCCCTTCTACAACCTCAATAAATGTATCAATCGTTCCGCTTTCTTCAATCAACAACAACCCTTCATTTCCTATCTTAGAATAAGCGTCAGCAATTAAATCACCAATAGCTACATCATTATTTGCTGATACCGTTGCAATGTTTTTTATTTTTTCATTATCATCTACCTGAATAGCCATAGCCTTTAATTCTTCACAAATAGCTGTTACCGTTTTTTCTATTCCAGACTTTATTTCCTGTGGATTTGCCCCAGCAGAAATTTGTTTAAATCCTTCATTGATAATAGCTTGAGCAAGTACTGCCGTTTGAGTTGTTCCATCCCCTGCATCTTTAGCTGTCTTAGCAGAGCATTGACGTATCATTTGCGCTCCCATATTCTCTATATGATCATCTAACAATACATCATTAGCTACCGTTACTCCGTCTTTTGTAACAACTGGAGGAGCTAATAAATGCCTAGAAATTATTACTGTTTTTCCGGCAGCACCCATAGTAGAACCTACTGCATCAGCTGTTTTGTTTATCCCTGCTCTAAACGATTTTTTAGCTAAATCGTCTTTGTTTGAAAAAATTTGTTTTGCCATAATTTATTTTTTAACTGATTTATAAAAACTCCTAAACATTGTTAATTGCTTTCTTGTCCACCATTTTGCATACAACTTTTCAGAAGCCTCATATTCAAGCCACTCTGCCCCATTAGAACTTAAAGTGTATTCTTGTTTACTATCTTTATATTGCACGACATACTTAAAGCTGCTTTTATCTATTTTCTCTAAAGACTCTTTGAATCCATCTAAATCGCTCTTATTTAATTCCTGGAGCATTATTAATGAAGAAACAGAAGAAAGCCAATTGTCTTCTTCTGCCCCCCAAACTAAACTGTCTCTGTTATAATTTTTCATTATTTTATATAAAGTAAATCTCCTTCTTTAATTATAACATAAGGATTTCCGTCAATTTCTACCGGTTGCCCAGCAAATTCTTGGTAAATAACAGTATCTCCTACCTTTGCCATCATTGGCAACCTACCTCCATTATACCCTATTGCTCCATCTCCAACAGCTACAACAACTCCTGATCGAGGCTTTTCTTTTGCTGTATCAGATAGAAATAATACCCCCACCTTTTCATCTCCTTCGTCTTGCTTAATAATTATCCTATCTAATACAGGTCTTACCTTAATTTTTTCCATTTATAACATAATTTAAGTGTCTTAACTCTACTAATGAATAAGTATCTCCTTTATAATCAAAAGTTCCCCAAGAGCCATTAAAATACGAAACAACCTCACCTACATTAACGTCTTTTATCTTTTCGCCCATCTTAACTATTTCTCCCTTTTGTTCCCCAGTTATTGTTGCCGAAAGCAAAACTCCTACCTTTTCAACTTTTGGAAATTGCTTAATAATCAGTTTATCATTTAAACAAACCAACTCCCCATTTCGTTCTATAGTAACAATATTTCTTGTACGCATACGATACAACAACTTCCCTGAAATAGTCATTTCATAATCAGCATCTTTAGTAAAATAAACCTTATCTCCAACGTTTAACCCTAAAGCTTTTAATGACTTAGATACCGAATAAACAATCCCTTGCTGTTTTATATATTCTCTATGTGGCTTTATTTGAAGCACACCTTCATACATGTTTTCTTCCAGCTCCAATATAGGAGAAACAAAAAATACATCTTCTATTGGAATTAATTGCCCATCTTCTATTTTGCCATAAATATGAAAGTAATCTGCACGATAAACATTCCCATCCATAAACCCAACCTTATTGTTTGGCTGACATACAAAATGATGAAATACAACAGTATCTCCTACGTTAATTGGTGTATCATTTAAATATTGTGGAGTGAGCCTTATTGGAGTTGCTACGACTGTTCCGATTTGAGTAGCATGTTTGTATTTGTTGTAATCTGTATCTACAACAATATCACCTAAAATGCCTTTTATATATAAAGTGTTTATCTTTGGACTATCCACCTCTATTAAGAAAGAATCTTTATTTATTAGCATTAAATTAGATTAGATTAACGCAAATATAAATAAAAATTTTAATATAACAACTCTTCTATATCGTCTTGTAAAAAATATTCAATCGCATCCGGACGCTTTAAAAATCGTTTCCAAAACAAAGATTTTGATGTATCAATTTTATCAGGAGAAGGTTTAGCTAAATAAATATAATATTCAAAATAACCATATTCAACAAAAGTATTTTTGTTTTCTAGTATTTCAGAAATAAGATATTCCACTTTCTTTATCCTAATAACGCTGCCAACCTGAAATGTAAGATTAGGGGTGTTTAAATCCAATCCATATTGAATTTTTTTTATTATTCCGCTCTCTTTCCTATCCATTATTTCTTCTTTTTGGCATTAATTTCCTGTGGAGTCTTTAGCGCAGGTTTTATTGTAGACATTCCCTTATCCGGAGAATAAGATATAACTTCTATTGCTGTTGATGGTCCACCAAAAGAAGCCGGACCATATGTTTTAACATCTAATGGAGCCTCTTTTAACTTAGTTGAATTTCTGTAATTCCCCCAAGTCTTAATTATGTCATAAGCCTCTTTCGCTTTTCCGCCTGTAGCTTCATTCATCTCTTTCTCTGTTAAAGAAACAGCCGAAGGGTCATTCTTTAGCTTTTCCATAAAAGCAGCATCCAAAGCAGATTTATATAAGTCTAGCTTTGGCTTTAGATATGCCATAGCCTTAAATTCATCAGTTCCCTGATGAAAGCCTTTCCCTGGCTTATTCGTATCAACGTTTTTACCTTTATTCTTTTCCGCCCAAGCGTTAATGATGTTTTTAGAAACAGCTAAGGAGTCAACATCGGGTTTATCAAACTGACTTTCGATGTTTTTTTTAATAGAAAGGTTTCTCATAATCTATATTTTAAACAAATATAAATTATTTTGCTTTACGATTTACACTATAGCGCGATTTGTTTGTTTTAGAGTTATATCTTATATTTACAACTAAGGTGTCTTTATATGGAATAAAAACCCCCAGATTATTAATATCCTCCGTTGTTGATGTTACTGAATCAATAACAACTATGCTATAATCATAGTATTTTTTAGATATATACTTTGGTTTCGCACAACTAACTACACTTAGTACTGCTAGTAAAATAATTAGTTTCGCATTCATTTTGATATAATTTTAATTGTTTATATATATACTATAACGCAAATATAATAGAAAAGTTACATTTATTTTTATTTTTTTATCTTATAACGCTTTCTGTTAATAACTTGTTACAGAATAGTTACAAATTATTGTATAGTTATAATTATTTATTTATTTTTGTATAAACAAACATAAAACCATGAACGCAAGAGAACTAAAAATTGGAAATTTTATTGAACAGCATAACGGAATATATGAAGTTTTTTGCTTAGATAGTGTTAAACATATGTTTGAGGGCATAAATACTTTTCCATCTGACGAGATTAAACCTATTTCATTAACAGACAAGTGGCTAATGAGGCTAGGTTTTGATGAATACAATTGTATAAAGTTTACAGATGCCGCTGAGTTTAATTCTGAAATCACGGTAAGCGTAATAGAATCTACTGCTTGGATATCTACAATAGAAGGATCAACTGCCGTAAATATTAAATACGTCCATCAATTACAAAACCTATATTTCGCTTTAACGGGAGAAGAATTAACCCTAAATAAATAACCTATGGAAATATTCACAGAAAAAGAAGCCCTCGAACTTATCTTTGAAAAGAATAAAAATGACTCTAACTACCGAGTTTACAGAAGCCGATACCGAAGAGGCAAAATGAGGCCAGACACCATAGCTAAACTACTACACAAATACAGATTCATATCCTCCCACGTTTCCCTATACAAAAAAGGAGAGCCTTCCAAAAGCATTCAAATTGAATTAGAACACGATCACTTCGAACAAATATTCAAATCAAGAGAAACTTCAATAGAAATAGATAAACACCGGTACGAATATCTTGTATCTCCAAAACTACAATATATGAGATTTACATACAAAAAATGGTATATGGATGTTACTATACGAAAGGTTGTAATTGAAGACACTATCTTAATTCACCTGTCTCAAATCATAGATTATAATAAACCTAAACAATAATGGATATACAAGAATTAATGATAGGGAATAATATCCTAAACGAAAAAGGCGAAACAATAGAAATTACACCAGAAATACTTATGGATATACATCTTGGCTATATAAAAGCATATCCTATATTATTAACAGAAGAACTACTATTAAGCTTAATGTTTGAGAAAGAACAAGATAAAGAATGTAGTAATGATGTGTTTTATATGTTTTTAAAAATAGGAGACAATAAATACGGTGGGCTGTTTTCTAAAAAAAGAAATTCTTTTCACTCATTCTTATTCAAAGAAGGCATACAAGTATCTTTCTCTAAGTCTTCATCAGAAACAAAAGAAAGCTCATATAACTTAATATCTCCACTTAAAATAAACCATCTTCATGTCTTACAAAATATATTAAAAGTAATTGCTAAAATTAATATAAATTTATAAATAATTTCGTTTGTTGTTATAATTTAACTACATTTGCGTAGAAAATAAATTACAACGTAGTTAAAAAATGACAACAGAGCTAAATATAAGAACAAATAATGTAGATTTGACGCTTTGCCGACTGGTTTATGGATTAAAACGAAAACTAGAAAAAGAAGAGTTGGTTTTTCTAGAACTATACAATTTGTCCGTTAATGGATTTTTTGATACTGTGAATAATAAAGCCGTTATGCAAGTTGCTAAATTAGACAGAATCGCATATAGTAAAATCATAAAAAAATTGGAGAAGAGGGGTTTAGTATCAAAGGATGGTGGTATGATTCAATTAGACGTAAACCTAATAAAAAAAAATATAAATAAACTAACAATTAATAAATATGAAAATAGCAAAAGTGAAATTACGGAATGAAGGCCTTAAAGGATTAGAAGTTACATGGGAACACTATGAAACAAAAAATGGCGTTAGCTTTAGAATTGAATCTAAAGATAAGCGAAATGCCCCAGTTCATAAAGAGCTTTTAGCTTGTTTCGAGTGGCTAGAGAAATATCTATTAATCTCATTAGATAAAGAAAATGGAACTGTTGATGTCTATGGAGTTGAAATTAAGAATGATGGTTACATACTACTTGGGGATTTACATACGTCCACCGGATTATTTAGCATAAAAAGCCCTGTTTTAGACCACTCAAACATGGAAAAATTCGTGGAAGTAGAAAATATTATTAAAGGGCTTCTAGTTGAACTGAAAGAATATATGGATGGAAACAAAGGTATGAGCGTTGATGAATACGTTAAAAAATTCAATAAAGGTAAAGAAGATTTTAACGAAAACGAATACGAGGGCCTCTCTAAAGAAGAAAAACTTAACGTATATGTTAGCATGATTGAAAAAGCAGGGGGGATTGTTATGATGCCAGATGATATGGAGTTGGAAGAAGAACCTAAAACAGAACCATTTACATTTAATGCTAATGGAAAAGATGCTTTAAGTGGAAAAACAATTAATGCTGCTACTGTTAATTTCTTAGATGAAATGCAAGATTCTCCTAAATTTATAGAATCTACTAAAGAAGACGAACAAGGTGGTTTAGACGAAGATTTTAGTGATTTATTAGAAGAACCTGTTAAAATACCAGTTAAAAAAGGTACACCAAAAGATGATTTAGATTTTGAAATATGAGTAACATTGTAACCCTAAACGAAGAAACTCACACCTACACTAATCAATACGGACAAGAATACTTATCCGTATCTAAATTTCTTGGGCTATTCTCCAAAAAATTCGATAGAGAAAATATATCTAAAGCATACGCTAACAAAAACGGAATTTCCCAGGAATTAGTACTTGCCGATTGGGACAAAAAGAGAGATGATAGTATAGATCACGGCAACCGGATACATAACGCTCTGGAAAAATATATTAGATCAACTGTCATCGACCCCGAAAACGAGGACCTCCGCCCAATGATTTTATCTATAGCAAATGAATATTCATCATACTACAGAATATTCCCGGAAGAAATTATCTCTAATGACGATTTCCTTCTGGCTGGCAAAACCGATAACCGGTTCCAACTTACTTCTTCATCTAAATCAGTTATTTCTTTTGGGGATTATAAAACAAACCAAAGAAATGGAATTTTATATGAAAATAAATATGGCCAGTACATGCTTGGTCCCATTTCTCATTTGCAAGATTGTAACTTTAATAAATATTGCCTCCAAATATCAGCTTATGCGTGGATGTACCAACAAAAAACTGGCTGCAAAATAGGGAATTTACACATTTTATACATTCCACCACAAAACCACTTACAGTACACAAAAATAAATGTTCCTTATATGAAGCTAGAAATTGAGGAGATGTTAAAATATTATAAAGAAAATTATTTAGAAAAAAAAGACGGAATGTCAAATAATTCATTATTTTTGTAATGTTCGTTCACTAAGAAAACATTTAAAAAGTCCGGTTATTTACAATGCCTAATTGCTAATTCAGCAAAGTGGACGAACCTTTGTATTTGCCGGCATTTTTATTAATGGAAACAAAAATTTGCACAAACTGTCATACTGAAAAAACAATAGATTGCTACTATAAAGCCAAAGGAGGGAAGTTTGGCGTCCAATCTAAATGCAAGTCATGTAAAGCAAAATGGCAAAAAGAGTGGCTAATGAAGGACGAAGTTAAAAATAAATTAAAACCTTGGAGAGTAAACAATTATATTAAAAATAAAAAAAGAGATTTAATTAAACATAAAATTTGGATAAAAAATAATAAAGAAAAAATTAAAGCATCAAGGAAACTTTATTATGAAAAAAATTCAAAAAAAATTATTTTTAATCAATCTCAAAAAGTAAAAAATAGAAAAAAGTCAGATCCTTTATATAAATTAAAGATAGCTTTAAGGTCAAGGTCTTCGGCTCTTTTTAAACAAAAAGGATTAACTAAAAATAAAAAAACAGAAGAAATACTAGGGGTGCCATTTGATATTGCAAAAAAACATATAGAAAGTAAATTTAAAAAAGGAATGAATTGGGGAAACTATGGAAAACATGGTGACGTTTGGCAAATTGACCACATAATTCCTTTATCTTCTGCCAAAACAGAGGATGAACTGATTAAACTTTGCCACTACACAAACTTGCAGCCGCTTTGGGCTAATGAAAATTATTTTAAAAACGACACAATACCACAAGTTCAAATAAAACTAACACTATAATGCAGAAGCATACAAAAATATACCTAGAATTCTTTGGATTTGACGAAACAGACTTCATCGCATGCGAAATCTGCGGAAAAAAAGGGTCTGAAATTCATCACATCGAACCTAAGTCTAAATTTGGTAGTAAACGTAAAGACGAACAAGACCTCATTTCTAACATTATGTGCGTTTGCAGAACTTGCCACAACGAATACGGACAAATATCAGACCTTAAAGAAACTCTCAAACTTGTTCACCTTAAATACATGGACGTCTATGGCAAAAAATAATCCATCCAAAAAAAATTATATACAGTTATGTTAGCGAGGTAGTATTAAAAAAATATTACATAAGGTTATTTGTATGGAATAGCCACCCTACTTAGGTGGGGAAGGTTACAAATGTAAAAATGAAAAGATTTACCCCAGTGGCCTAATTCTCAAAAGCAAATCCAAATCAAAAAACATAACTAAATTTTATAGCGTGTCAGGCGTCAACTAATTGGCAGATATAAGATTTACAGTAGAGTAGGAGCAGAGATGTCTTATATAAATATATTTACTACTTATCTTAATATTAATTATATGACTTAAATAGGTGTATAATTATTTGCTAATATGATTTATAATAAATACATTTGTATAAATATAAATCATATGGAAATATATAAACTGATTGATGGTTATGATAACTATGAAGTGTCTAATTATGGTAATATTCGACTAGCTAAAGACAGTAAACGTAAAAAGGCTGGTTTTGTACTTAAACCAGTAGAAAAGAAAAGTAAAAGCAATTATATTTATTATTACGTTTCTTTAAATACTCCTTTAGATAGCAAGTATTCTAATTTTAAAGCATATTATATACATAGACTTGTTGCTATGGCTTTTATTCCCAATCCTATGCAATACCCTGAAATAAACCACATTGATGGAAATATCCATAATAATAGTGTTAACAACTTAGAGTGGGTAACAGCTTTAGAAAATAATTTACATTCTATAAATAATGTAAGAAAACCTCAGTTTGTAGATACAGAGATTGTACTACCTTCCCGTGGCGATTACAAGGATAGAGGTAAAGGTAGAGAATTAACATTCTCAGAAGAAGAAGCTGTCCAGTATTGTGAATATATGTTGAAGGGGTATCGAGGGTGTGATTTAAGGGTTATGATGAACATATCCCCTAAAACTTTCACATCTTTTAGATTTCACAGAGAGCATAAGTACAAATACATTGCAGATAGATATGACTTTTCTCATTTAAGAAGTCCTAAGAGTAAACTGGAAGACGCTGTTGTTAAAGAGGTGTGTAAAAGGTTGCAAGAAGGTGAGAAAGTTATGAGTATTTATCAAAGCATGGATTTGAGTCGAACAACTGTCAGAGGTATTAAAGATAGACGTTCTTACAAACATATTAGTGAAAACTTCGTGTGGTAATTGTAGAGACTATCCCTGATGAGTGTAAGGGAGTAGGCTTCAAGTGAAGTCGAAGCGCAAGGCATCCTACTAGGATGAAGATATAGTCCGATCTTCGTAGTGATACGGAGCAGTTCCTAAGAGAACGGGTTGAGATTAACGACCTCAATTGAACAAAAAGGCAGCAGGCAGTGGCAAGTCCTATGTTGGGATTTGTCGTTTCCTACGTTTCATTGAAGAACCAGAATACATCGGGTACATTATCCGTAAAACAGCATCGTCATTAAGAACAGGTGCTTTTGAAACAGCTAAGAAGATTTTCAAAGCTGCTTGTCCTGAAGTTAAAGTTAACCAAAATGAAATGTCTTTCAGATTCCCAAGTGGATGTCGTATTTATATGAAAGGTATGGATGGTCAACAAGGTTTTGACTTCTTTCAGGGGCAGGAAATTTCAGGAGCAATGATTGACGAAGCAACACATCTAAGTGCTGAAGAAGTTTCATGGATTCTTACACGACTCCGTACAAACTCTAATGCTAAACCTACAGCGTGGTTGACATTAAACCCTGACCCTAACTCCTTTATGTTAGATTGGGTAGAGTGGTATCTTCACCCTAAAAAGACTTACGTTAAAGAGGAAGGTGGTGTAACTTTTGATATTGGTGGTCGTCCAGATCAAGAGAAGAATGGAATGATTCGTTGGTTCTATGTGATCAACGGTCTATATGTTTGGGACACAGACAGAGAGCGCCTTGTTGAAACATATAAGGAGTCAGTTGAAGAAGAACAACTACCTATGTCTTTCAGATTCATTGGTGCAACATATAAAGACAATCCAATGATTGATCGTAAGTATGTCTCTGACTTACTTAACAAATCTCGTATTGAGAAAGAACGATTGGTCATGGGAAATTGGCTAGTTCGTCCTGAAGGTGCTGGATTTTGGTCTAATGAGTGGTGTAAGAAGATTAAAACATTTCCTCACGAAGATGATCCAGACGATCAAATTATTAAGCGTGTAAGATGTTGGGATTTAGCTTATACAGAACCACACGAAGGGAACTTAGACCCCGACTACACAGTAGGAGTCTTAATGGCTCAGACTAAGAAGGGTTATTACATTGTTGAGCACGTTGTACGAGCACAAATGAAG